CGTTGGTAAACGCACCCGCCACCGTGGGGCTGGCGTACAGGATGTCGCCCACGTTGAACGCACTGGTGTCGATGCCGCTTACCGGCCCCCAGACGCTGCATAGGCCCGTGGCACCGCTGTCGGGGATAGTTTCGTCCAGCACGCCAAGGATGTACAGCGAGGGCGTAGAGCCGTCAGCAAGGTACTTGGACACCGACAGTAGGTTGGCCGCGCCAACGCCCGCAAAGCCCACTACAGTGCCCTTGGGCAGGGTTGCGCCAGTGGAGTTCTGCACCAGCGTGAACGTCTCTCTGCTGGCCTGGCCGATGCTGTCTTGCAGCAGCGAGAAAAACCGGAACCACGCGCGCGTAGTCAGCGCCCCTCGGTCCACCAGCGGATCGCGGGATGCCGGGACGCGGGGCAGCGTTTGCATCTCAGGCGCTCGTCGGCGTGGCCGTCAGTTCTGCGCCCATGATGGCGATCTTCACCGGGTCGCTTCCGCTGATCTCGTACACGCGATCCCGCAACTTTGTGGTCATACCCAGCCTGCGCCAGATCACGCGCTTGCCGTACTCGCCGATCTTGCCCATGCTGGCCCAGTGTTCGTTGCTCCATGTGTGGCCGCCGTCGTCGGACCAGCGAAGCATGACTTGGGGGTCGGTGGGCGTTGGCGCGTCAAGATACGCGGCATATTTTGCGGGGTAAAAGCGCAAAATACTTGACATGGTGCCTTCCATGTATTGCCTTGCAGCGTTTGATATTGCGTTGCCGGCAACGTAATTTATTACTGTAAGCGCGTCCGCCAAGGCAACTGAGCCAGTATTGTCAATGTCGCCTAATTTTCTTGCGCTGTACATTTCATTAAATAATGTATTTCCAGGCTCAACACCGGCAACGGCTTGCAAAATTCCAGTTGAAATTGAAAGCCATTTGATTGGCGCAATTGGGACAACCGCACCAGTTTCGCAATCCAACTGCAACGCATGATGCGCAGTGCGCTTTAGCGTGTTCTGCCCCGTGGGCAACGCCCGCCACGACCGCAACCAACGCTGCGTGTCGCCGCTGTCGTCATACACCTCGGGGTCAAACGCATAAACGCCGCCGTTTTGCCAATCCCCTACCAACACCCTGCCGGCAAAATTGGCCTGGCAGTTACTACGGTGCCTGCGGTATTCCACCCCATCCCACGCGGCCCGCTCATGCCACGCGCCGGTGGCCACGTCAAACACCCACGTGGCCTGCGCGGTCGGGAACGTCAGCACATAGAACGAATGCCCGTCCTGCTGGTAGGAATAGCCGATAGCGTCGTTCAGCACGCCGTACTGCTGGATCTGCCACTCTACAGCGTGCGTGCTGACGCGCTGCGCGTTGTAACCGTTGTTCCGGTACACGATGCCGTTGCCGCGGGCGTCAGAGCCCAGCCAGAACACGCTGTTGTCCAGCTTGGCTACGCTGTACGGGGCAAGGCAACCGGTTTCCATGAACGCGCCTTGGATGCGCTCCAGCGGGAAATCTGCGGCCCCGGCGTTGTACCAGACCTCGATGGTGTTGTTACCGAACAGCCACACCTCGCGGTGGTCGACTATCAGCGACACGATGTTGTCCGGGTTGCCCTCTGCGCTGGCAAAGTCTAGGGGGTCAATCTGCGTGCCGTCGTTCAGCGATGTCACCCAGAAACGCTGGCTGTCGGGCTCGTTGAACACGAAGTACCCGTCAAGGTAGCCCACAGTCACTGCGCCAGGGAAATCAACGTCAGTGATCTGCGCGAACACGCCCGTGCTGGCGTTGTAGATGAACGCGTCAGGGTTGCAGGCCACGAACAGCTGCGTGCCGTTGTCCGACATGCTCACCGGCCCGCTGCCGTTGATCAGCCCCAGTTCCGTCACGGCGAAGTTGCCGTCAGCGCGGTACAGTTTGCCGCCAGAAGCGACGTACAGGAAGTCGCCGAACTTCCACATCCCACGGATCGGTCCGTCGCCCACAGTGGCCACCAGACGCAGCCCCGGGCACCGCTGGAGAAACGCCGGCTCCTTGCCGCCGTCGGGCACCACCTCGGGAAACAGGTTGACCATGCGGCTGTCGGCCGCGTTGACCGACCGCGCCACATAGGACGATCCGAGGATGGGCGTCTTCACGTCGGCGTACCCGCGTACACATTGAACCGGCGCAGCCTGCGGTTGACAAGGCTGTACGGGATGCTCATCAGGTCATCCGGGTTGTTGATGCGCTTGAGATTGCGCTTGGACGACATGGCGATGCGCTGCACCGTGGGCGGGGCTTCGACGCCGAACTCGGCCGCGATCTCGCAGGCCAAGTTGTACTTGAAGCACCGCAGGTAACCCGGCGGAAACGACAGCGTGGTGTTCAGCAGCGCAGGCTGCGACAGTTCCTGCACGCTGATGATGTGCCACTCCAGATCCTTGCTGGGCACCGGGTACAGCGTCATCGTGATGTCGGGGAACGTCATGTTGGTGAACATGACCTGCGGATACGTCGACCCCACGGTCTTCAGCGCAATACCGTTGTACTGCTGCTGGTTGATCATGGCGATGCCAAACGACACACCAGATTCGGTGTCGCGGAAGTACGTTGAGTCGTCCAGCAGCACTGGCCGCGCGCCGACGAAGTTGCCCGTCGGCCCCAGCGTGCGCGTGGCGATGTTGGCCGGCCAGGTGAACACCTGATCCTGCGTGCTGTACACCGACAGGCGCTCGATGCTCCACGAATCAAGCATCTGGTTGAGAGCCGCCAGTGCATCCTGTGACGTGGCGGCGGAGGGCGTTTCGCCCTCGGCAAGCTGGCCGATCAGCCGCAGTGCGGCGTTGATCTGGTCACCGGCTGTGGTAGACATCGGCGGACTCCCGTCGCCGCCTGCGCGCAGTCAGTTCGTTGACGGCAACCTGGGGCGATTCCTCGCCTGGAGTATACCTTTCCCACCCGTTGCGTTCATCTTCTTCGGCTTCCAGATCCATCGTAGCAACCTTGGTGCCGTGAATCGGGTGCCTCATGTAGATGACGGGCATAGGTCGCCTCCGGGCCTGCGACGCAGGTACATGTGATAGTTGCCGGGATACGCCTTGTCGGCGCTGTGGTGCGTGATGTCCGCGTCGGGGATCAGCCAGATAGATCCGCCGCAGTCGTTCCAGTTGCGGCTGAAAGAGTAGTCCTCGCCGTACCAGATGCCTTTGTGCGCGCCGTGGTTGAACAGGTCAACGTGCGGTTTGTGGGCCTTGCCGTACATGAGGTGCGGGTACGCACGCATGAACTTCTCGACCGCCGCCTCGGTCACGCGCAAAAACCCTGCGGGCACCCATTCCGCGTGGATAGCGCCGTCCGCCAAGCGCACGATGGGATGCCCACCCGCGTCGGTAAACAGGCAACCCATGTAGTCTTCCTCGTCCCGCTTGAAGCGGTACGTTCCGGCCACAACGTCGCCTTCCGTCTGGATGAGCTTCAGCAGCGCTTCCGGCGGAAACGACACGTCGTGGTCAAGGAAGATGATCTGATCCGCGCCCGCATCCAGTGCCTTGCGCAGCATGACATTGCGCGCTTGGCTGATGTAGGGGTTGCCGACTTCCATCACCATCTGGTGCGTGATGCCCGCCGCATCCAGTGTTGGTACGGCGGCCTCTATGGCCTCCAGAAGCGCCGAATGCGGGCGGGTGAGGGTGGGCACACACAAGACAACTTTCATTGCGTCACGGGCCTTTGTGCGGTGATCATGAGCTGGTGGTTGATGGACGGGCCGGCATGGCGAACCTCAAAGCCGGCGTGCTCAACGAAGTCGATCAGCGTCTTGCGGACGAACCCGTATTTGT